CAAACGTTGTGACGATGTTCTTGAACTCACCGCCAAGTTCCTTGATCGCACTGGATGTCTCACCACTATTAGTGGCAAGCGCACCCTTCAGAGATTCGGACGCCGTGTTGAGTGCGGTATTGAGTGCTGTAGACAGAGTATAGTTGACGTTGCCTGCCGCCCCATCAATGGACTCATCAATGGTAGTTGCGCTCGTATTCACGCCATCAATGACGGATGAAAGAAGAACATCAATATCATCAAGCCGCGAATTCAGCACTTCTGAGAAGTCATTCTGTAGTTCGGTGAGAGAGGACTTGATCTCGGAGATCCGGCGATCCTCCTGTGTCTGGGCAAGATCATCTTCAGCCTTACGCAGTTCATCGGCGGTCTTCTGGCGGCGGGACGCGCCTTCCTCAGAATCATCGCCCTGCCAAGACTGGACTTGCTTGCGGTATTTGTCGATCTCTTTCTGCTGTTCTGCGACCTGACGGGCGTAATCGATGCTTTCCTGATTGGTATCAAGCAGCTTCGTGTACTCGTCAATCAGCTTGCCAAGGCTGTCAATCTGTTTCTCGATGCCTTCCTTGACAAGGTCGCGGATTGCCTCCTTCTCCTTCTTGGCGGCGAGGATTGAATCCTGCTGTGCTTTGACGAGTTCGCGCTTGCGGTCAATGAGTGTCAGGTTATAAGGATCCTTTGCGAGGTCGCCGTTGATCTTCTGGATTTCGGCGGCGTATTCCTCTGCCTTGCGCATTTCGGTGTCATAGTCCATTGCCATGACGCCGTACCGCGCAATACCTTCGTCAGTGACTTTGCCCTTCTTATCATAGGCGTTGTCAGTGTTGAGGAGTTCGTCCAGGAATTCCAGTTCAGTAATCAGGTCATCAACCCAGTCGATGCCCATGTCAAACCGATCCCAGTCGAGCTGCCTGATTTCGTTCTGGAACTCAACGATGGATTTCTCGGCGTCAAGGATGGACTCGGTGACCTCATCGATCTGCTGTTGCATCGCATTGAACTCTTCGGATCCAACCTCGATTCGCGCCTGAGATACCGCATACGCCAGTTCCTCATTAAGCTTATCACGTTCCTCAATGAGGTCGGAGAGAGTAGTGTTCTCGTACTTGATCATCTCGGCGTAGTATTCTGCGGCAACGAGATGACCTGATTCCTCTGTGATGTCGATGAAGGACTGAACGACATTATTTGCGTGTTCAATTGCCGCGATAATGTCTTCGTATTGCTGAACAAGATTATCGAATTTTTGCCGGTCGAGGTCTGCCTGAGTGTCATAGAGTTCGTCTACGGCATCGAGACAGTCGAGGGCAAGTTCATCAAATATCTTCAGTAAGTTCGCTACGCTTACCCGCGTCATTAGACGCCGCCTGTGCTTTCACACAGAGTTGAGACTATATCTTTTACCTATATGAATTGTGATAGAATTTCTGGAATATCATGCCCTTTCCAGTAAGGGATCCGTAGTAACTCTATTCCATTTTGTTTACAGTATTCATTCTTAATAGCATCGTGTTTAACAGTCTGCTGATGTTGCTCTTCAGAAAAGATAGGAGAGTAATGATGTTTGCCATCAAACTCAATTGCTTTGTTACGATCTGGGAGAAAGAAATCAAACGGCAGTGGCTTATTGTCTCTACAATCAGCAAACCTTTTCTCTTGTACAAAGGGGATGTCATTCGCTTCAAGATATCCCCGAATTAATAATTCTCCACTACTTTCTTTCTGAGAACACTTAGGACATCTGTCGATTCCGTGCTTAGTATAATTAATAAATGTTGTTGTGAATTCATTACCACAAGAACATCTAAAAGAAAGGCGCGAAGAAATGCCATGGTAATCATCTGGGTTCAAGAGTATGCTTTTGCCGATTGAGTTTACTCTATTTATTACCTCTTCCTTCGAAAGAGAATTACTCATCCCCCTTTGTTCGTTTCCACATTTCTGGCAACCATGTCCATGAGTGATATTGTCCAACGTACCATGTTGTTCTCCATGATATGGACAGATGTATCGAATATCCATTCCGACCCCAGTATATTCATCCTGTTCAGTTAGAAGAGTGTATCCTTTTATTCTACACACATCTCTTACCTGGTCGAATTTCTTTTGGGCACGTTTTGCAAAGCTGACGTCTTTTGATTTCTTGCATGCGCATTTAGAACAACTATCTTTCGGATATGCTTTTCTCCCATTTGTTATTAAGGCGTATTGTGTTTTATATTCCTTGCCGCAGTAATCACACGTAACAATTATTTTAGCAGAGGAATGATCCATAAGATCTTTTGCCTTAACCATAAACTTCTCTGTCTGACTGCCATGATATTCATAGCCGCGAGAAGTATACCAATCTAAATTTGTATTGTTCCACGTTATTGGAACCAGTTGATTTTCGTCATACATTTTTTCTCCATAAAAATAAGAGCAGTCTTCCTGCTCTTTAAAATCACAATCATATAGGTAATCTACCATTTTGAATCGCCAATAGCTTGCGACCCTACTAATAGTCGTTGAGCGTTCCGCTGTTCGCGGCTTCGTTGCTGATTGCCCAATCCACTGACTTTTCAACCTATCACGCCTGCGCATATTTCATCGCTACGTTGTAGGGCAGTGGCTCTAAGGGGATCCCAGCAGTTAAGTAGAATTGTCATAACACGTTGCCGTGTTAAGTGGCATGATATATACCAATTTCGATAATCTTCAATCTTGTTCCACAAATCCTCGTTTGTGACTTTCTCAATATCAATCTGGCCTTCTCGGACTTTCTTTGCCCATTCCTCGGCAAGGCCGACTGAGTTTGCTTCTTTCATGTACCGCTGATAGCCGTCAAGCTGATGCTGGATCTGCTCATCAATCAGATTGATCTCGTCTATGAAGGCAGTGTTACGATCACTGAATGTGCGGTACGCGGCTTGCGCGGTTTTGTCTATGTGTTCGATCTGACGATCAACGCGGTCGAGGAGGATCTCGATCTCGTCAAGGGTTTCTTTGAAGTCCTTGCTATTCTTTGCAGACTTGCCAGTTGACTTGGCTGTGGACGCGGAGGACTTGGCTACTGAAGCTGCATTGGATGCGGCCTGGTTGGAGTAGGTTGGGGTGGAAGAGACATTGTTCTTGTAGGACTGGTTGATATAGTTTGCGCTCCATGCACCAGTACCACCACCGGCATATGCAGTCCCTTGAGCCAAAGCGAGTTTGGCATGACCTGAAGAGACATAGCCATTCTTCATTAACTCCTCTGACTGTTTGTGGTTGAATACAATATCTCCCTTTTTGATATGAGTGAACCCAGGTTTGCCGCCGTTTGCAGTAAACCATTTGTTATCACGCACAATTATCTCTGGGCCAAGTTCATTTACTAATGCTTCCTCTGATTTTTTAGCACCCCAATCACCATGAGCGTTGGCAGTTCCAGAGGCATGGGCAGTACCTTCGAATGCAGGCATTGGGCCCGAAGCTATATAATTAACTGTCCTCGTAATTGGAGAAAGTGCTATTGGAAGTCCAGAAAGATCTGCGCTATATTTAACAGTCGCTGACTTATTGGATGGCTGATATGCATCAGGAATAGAACTGTCCTTCTTGAATACAACATTGCCATCTTTTTGATCTGGTTGATAACCATCTGGCTCAGACGTATCAGTATGATAAGTCACAGTCGCCTCTTTATCTAAGTCACCCTCAGACTCATCATATATGATGTTGGCGTGTTTATCTTCAGGGTTAACCTGTTTCCCCACAGACTCATCGAATACAATACTTGCTTTCTTCCCAGTTTCAACTCCCGCAGACTGTATCTTTTCTTGGTATGTGATCGTGCCGCCTTCTTTGTCTGTCGCTTGAACTTCGGATGTTATTTCCTCATTATAAGGAATAACACCTGGTTCTTTTTCAGTCGCCTCTACTTCCTCACCAATCTCCTCATTGATAGTCATTGTCCCAGTCAACTGAGGAGGATCAATAGTGGTTTGTTCTTCGACATTTTGCAGATTTAGTTCGGCATCAAGTTGATATTTATTTCCAGTGATATCATCGATTGCTCCCTGGACATCGAAATCTGGCTTAACATCCAACTTCTCACTGTCTAATCGATTTTGAAGCTGGGTGATAATGTCGTCAGCAGTCAGCTGCCCATCCTCTGGCACTTCAAATTTTAATTCTGTCAAAAGTTCTGGTGGAAGCTTGGCTAAGAAATCTGCATATGATCTAAGTTCAGCATCACCTTCAATACTTATCTGATAACCCTCGTGATTTTTATTCCACTCAGAGATCTCTTGCATGCGTGTCTGCATTGCAGTGAGTGCTTCTTCACCTCGCTGGACTGCTTCGAAGCTATTTACCTCTGGCCCAATATACTCGCCGTTGAGTATATCAATCTTTGTCTGGATTTGTTCAAGAATCTGATCAAGATATTCGACTGCTTCTGGAGATGCATTGATCTTTAAATCTTCCAGTTCGCCCTTCTTCGCTATAAGATCATCGACAGTGGATAACTCATCAAGATTAAAATCAAGAGCAGAAAAATCTGCAACAGACCCGTTATTAGTGGCCTTACCATTGGCATTAAGATCTTTGAGATTTTGCTGGGCGACAGCCATCTCAGCATTCATCTCTTTAAGCTTATCAACTTCACCGTCATTCAGGATGGTATAATCTCCACCATAATCCCTAATTTTGCCAAAGATAAAACTTACAAGATCTTCACTAATGCCAAGAGCTTGTGCGAATTCGGCGTAAGATTTAGTCGCATATGTAAAGCCTTCAGTAGCGCTGCCAGTTGCCAGACCCAAATCAACTAATGCTTCAGAAAATTTAACAGCTCCCTGACCGTCTTCAGTAAAGAGTTGACGCATTGTTACTCCGGTATTACCGATTACTTTATCAATGCCCTGATAAGCTTCAATAACTCTATCAAGAGGAGCAGTAGAGAGATCCTCATTACTGAACAGGTTTGCAATTGCTCTGAACTCATTGGTTCCTACGAGACCTGCCTCATACAATTCATCAGCACGTTTGAGAGCAGTGTCTCTAATAGTATCATAGAGATCACCTTCTTCTCCTGCGGATTGAGCATCAAGCCACTTCTGGTATGCGGAAGTTGCTCCGTCATATTCTGAAGCAAGGAGTTTTACATTAGCAAGCTGAGCAGAGAGAGCATCAACTTTTGCTTGAGCAGCATTTGCAGCGCCCAAATCATTTGCAGCATTTGCTTCTGCTAATGCATTTTGTGCTTCTGTCAATCGATCTGTGAGATCTGCTTGTCTCTCCAAAAATCCCTGTTTAGTAATTCTCTCCTGTTGTGCTTGTAGGTTGCGCCAAGCCTTTTGATTTATTTTTATCCCTGTTGATGTACGTTTAAGAACACCATCAAGACTAAAGCCTTTAACTTTTGATGTGTCGAAAGCATCTATGATAGCTTGAACATCTCCGTCCCATTTTCCGGTTGCAGCATCGTAATTTCCCATTGTTAAGCCTTCGCCAGATATACTTTTAACCAAAAGGCTATTAAGAGAATCTACGCGATCAATTTCTTTACGTGCTGTAGCATAAAAGTCAGAGTAGCTTTCAACAGTATTATCCATTTGTTCTGATGCTGATTTTGCTACAATCTCAGAATCCGATAAATTTGAATTGAGTAATTCAACTGCTTGTGAACTTAATTCTCCATTTTCACCAACTAAACCAAGGATTTTAGCGAGACCATATAATGCATTACGTGCAAATGAAGTATCGCCTGAAGTTGAAAGCGTCAATAAACTTTCGATATCTTCAGAAGTGAGATCAAACTGCTTCAGCATAGATATATAGTCAGATATAGCATCTACATCATCCCACAACTTATTACCATTACTGCTTAATAGTTTAGATATTTCATCATTGGAATAATTAGATTCATCAGAAAACAGACTTAATAACTCTTCGAAATCTCTATTTGTTTCTTGGATCTCATCTATTTTTTTGCTAGCTGCTTCATATGGACGACTACTCAACCCATATGCTGCAGAATTTTCGTTAAACCATTCCAAATATGCGTCACTAGTTTCTTGCACATTTTTTCTGGCAGCAGAAACTTCTTGAGAATTACCAAACGTCAACGCTTCATTGTAACGTTCTATTGCGTCAGTATATGCATTCAGTTTCTCACCGCCGCCAGCTGCGGCAATATCTTGAGATAGAATACTATTATATACTTCTTCCCTTGCTTCTTTAAAATCTTGAGCTATTTTTAAATATGCAGATGCTTCTGATTTAAATGGAGCGAGATCATATGGTTGATCTGGATTGGCAAGTCTATGTTCTACCTCTAAATCATTAAGCAATTCCATATATTCCTGTGCCGCTTCGATCTGTTGAAACACATCTCCGCTAACCTTCAAATTAAGACCTATTCCGTCTGGCCCAGGAACTATTTCGAGATTTGGAATCTTTTGATCTTGAATTCTTTTAACGACTTCTTCCGGCAGTTGTTCACTAAGGTATTCTCTGTCATACTCAAATTCCATAGTGTCTGAGAAGTCACCTGTCATAGATTTCTTGATGGCGTTATATTCATCAAAATGTGCATCTCTATTATTTTTAGCATTCTGTATGCCAATATTTTCAAGTAAAGAAATTTGATTTCGTAACTCGCCATTAACAAGATTTATTCCTTCTGCTTGCTGTCCATAAGTACCAATGATCTGCTGTTGTATTCCAAAAATTTCTTTTTTCTTTTCAAGTATTTCGCTGTCGCTATAATCACCAGAAGTTATTTCCTTACTTAACTGCTCATAACGTTGTATTTGCTCGCCTAATGATTTGCTCTCTTCTTGCCATTGCCTATTTGCTGAATCGCCAGATTTGAATATTTCTCTGTTGCGATTTATCTTTGCTTGTTTCCATATGGAAGCACCAACCACTCCCACACCAAGAGCCGCAAGTCCAATTCCGGCAGGAGTACTAAGTAAGGCACCAAGTAAGCCACCGCCAGGTAACTTTGAAGTTTGCTTAGATAATTCATTTGTTGTATTCTTAACAGTATTTTTGATTAAAGATTTTGGAAAATCAATAACCTTCGGGCTATTCTTTGTAATGGCATCCCCGGTAGATTTTGCAATATCAGATCCTAATTCTTCTCCTACTTTTAATCCAATATTATCTATTCCAAATAGTCCAGAAATCAAATCGGTTATGCCACCAATCTTAAGATTGTGTTTAGAAGAAAAAGCCTTTCCTCCAATCAATCCAAGACCACCCAATACAGAAAAGATTCCACCTGGAATTTGATCTACCGCTTGAATAATATCATTGACTATATTAAGAAGAGTAGTACCAAGGTCAACTAAGTCCTTGAGCCAATCGGAACTAATCGCAGAATTCAAAGCTTCATGAGCAGCATTCGTAAATTGCTGAATTTTACCCTCAAGGCTATCCAAGTACTTTTCGTTCTCTTTCATTGCTGATCCATCAGCATTCATAGAACTCATATATGCTTTCTTGAGGATCTCTCCATTTTGAAGGATCGATGCCGCGATATTGCTTCGATTCTTCCCAGCCATAGTTTCAAGAAGAAGGTTAAGATTATTACTACCAAACTTCTTATCTGTGGCGGCAATCTCATCGTATATGTCAGCGATGCCAAGCATGATCTCATAGGTTGACTTGTAGTTGCCATTATCATCAAGGATATCAAACCCCTTGAACCCGTTCGATGCAACTTTTGTTGCTGACATAATTGTGTCACGTAATTTTGACTGAGTGGTTATTACATCCTCGGTCTCTTCACCCATTTCTTCCAATTCGGCTTTCGCTTCTTTGGTTCCGGTTAAGCGAAGAGCAATGGTACGAATACCACTTCCAACTTTATTTGGATCCTGTGTAATGACGTTACCGGCTGTAACAAGCGCGACAGCTTCGTCTATATCATTGCCTGCGGTAACAAGTGAAGCCGCAGAGTTCTGCAATGCAGTTGCAACTCCGTCCGTAGAAATAGCATAGTTGTTTCCGATCTCGTTCATCTTGTCAACGATATCCATTTTTTCAACATCGCTATATGCGGCAGACATAGAGATGAGACTGTCTGTCGCTTCGCTAATGTTGTCAAATTCGGAAACATTCATCATGAGGTTTGCCGCTTCGGCAGATTTCTTGGCCTCGTCAATTGACTCACCTAGACGCATAAAATCTGCGGTACTGTTCTGAATCTGAAGGGCAGTAGTACCTAATGCTCCTGCGGTATCAAAAGTAGATGCCTGATATTCCTTCAGTGTATCAACTGAATAATCACTGACCTTGCGCATTTCAGTAAGTGCAGTATCATATTCTTTGATAACACCAAATGCTTGGCGAGCGTAGCGAATGATATCATAGAAACTAAGATACATTGCCACTGCATTAATGCTCATCTGTTTAATACGGTTACCCAGATGTTGCATTACAGATTTGCCAACATCACCAGCGTCAATTGCGGCAGATTTGATTTGATTAAAACCATCAGCAATTGCTTTAAAATCACCACCGGAAGACACTTCTTTTAGAGATGCTCTTAACTCATCGATGGCTCCAATGTATTGACTTGTACTTTTTAGTCTTGAAGCAAATGATGCCATATTTGCATCGAGTGCTGAAATGTTCGATTCGTTTGCCGCTTGATATTCGGCTTTCTTTTTGCTTGCAAGGAATTCGTCTACCTGAGACATGGCTTCCTTTACTTGTGAGGTGTCTACTGTGATATCGATCGCACCTGATTTAGCATCGCTCCTAAGTTTTTGTAATTTATTTATCAGTTCCTCAACTTCATCTTTACCCTTAGGTGAAAGCTTAGATATATCAAGATTCTGCAATCCCTCTATTGCAAGATCTATTTTACTAAGTCGGTTAGCGGCCTCATACACGGACTTGAGCCTTGCCTCAATTCCACTAAGTTCAGTGTCTATGTCCCCAACACTCAACGTAAACCTCATGCTACTAAGACGTTCAAGATCGGACACTGCCTTATTGAAAGTGGTATTAATACCTTCCACATTATAGATTTGACTCAAATCGAAGTTGTCGGCCTGAGTCATCAATCTGTCAAGACGAGTCTCAACTCCGTTTCTTCCAGTCCTAGCAGAGGTGTCTTGTGATACTTCTTTCTTGAGAGTTTTGATTTTATCAATAAAGCTGGTAAGTTTCTCATCATCAGCATTAGTGATCATGTCAAGACCGCCCTCGGCCTTTACTTCTGCTTGAAGTTCACTGATCGCATTACTAAGAGAACGAGTCTGGCTCTCCATCTTATAAAGAGATTCAATTTCAGATTTGGCCTGTCTCTCAAGATAAGAACGCTCTGCCGTTTTAGTTGTATCCCCAGAAGCATTGGCTTTAAGCTTTATGTTGTCAAAGATTTTCTTCGCTTCAAGTCTATCAGCCTCTGTGACAATATCACTGATCATCTCTCTTAAAGCGTCAAGTTCACCTCTGAATGTACTGGACGGGCTAAGAGAATCATAGAACTTATTTATATCTGACGTCATCGAGAGAAGAGAGTCTTGGTCTACAAGTTTAAACTCATCTTGTTGTGACTTAGTTTTTATCTCATTAAGTCTAGAAATGAGACCATCGAGTCTCTTAACATCTATCTCTTTTGTAAAATCGAGACCGCCGTTTGCGGTAATTGAATCAACGGTAGACTTTATACCATTAAAATCATTGCGGAGATTGTCGGTAAATTTACTCGTATCTATTGAACCAATTTCTTTTACCAATCCAGAGAATCTATCTTCGAGATCCTTCATGGTATTATTGCCAACATCTCCGGCGGCTTTAGCTTCTACCTTTAACTGTTTGAATCTATCTTCGACATCAAGACGGTCGCCTTCTGATTGGGCGTTAAATAATCTATCTTGAAGATCTGATATTTCTTTAATGTATGGACTGGTACTGCGAAGCGAATTCTTATACTCGTCCATGTCATCTGCCATTTTTACAACAGCATCGGTATCTACAATCTTATTTCTAGATGCATCGGTTGAAATTTTATCAATCACACTCGAAAGATGCTTTAAACGATCAACATCTTCTTGTGCTGAGAAATCAGAACCTACTAAAGAATTTAATTCCTTTTTAGCATATTCAACGCGGCGAAGGAATTCATCCGTTGTGCCAACCGTATCTACTGAACTGAGAGTATTTGATGCTTCCGACAGAGCCTTCTTTAATTTATCTGCGGTATCAACCCCAACATCCCCGGCTTTCTGTGCGGCGGTTTTAATTTGATTGAACTCATTTTGCAAAGAGTTCTTCTCCTGCATCGTTGTAGCAGTTTTAAGTCTTTCTCTGATATCTTCAATCTGCTCAATATATTCACTGGTTGATCTAAGGTTTTTCTGATAAGATGCTAATTGATTATCGAAGCCAGAACGTGCAGTATCTGTGAGAACTTTATTCTCAGCCTTTTTCGCGTCTTGCTTGAGTTCCTTCATCTCATCCATGAGACGATGCAAGTTATCTAAACTATCTTGATCTTTTGTATCTACTCCGCTTTTAAGAAGATTCGCAGCCTCCGCTCGGAATGCTTTTAACCGATCAAGGTATGCTTTTGTATAACGCTCATCACCAAGATCTATACTGTCAATGTATTTAGAAAGAGAGGAGACTTGGCTCTTTACAGACTTCTGTGGTTTGATCGTTCCGGTCTCTGCACTAAATTTCTTTGCCGCTTCTTTAATGCTCATACCTTGATTCTCAAGATATTTAAACACATCAACTAAATTACGGAGATCAGAAGACTTAGAGAGTATGCTGTTGATATCAGCAAGAAATGATGTACCATCAAGTTTAAGTCCATTGGTAAGATCTGTAAATGCCATAAAGGACTCAAGTAATTCTGTCAAGTCTTGATTTATTTTATCGACATTTAAAGAATCAGTGAACTGCTGATAGAAATTTGTGTCGAATTTAAAATTACCGATTTCTTTAAAAGCATTTTGCAGTTTCTCGACTTGCTCCCCAGCCATTGTTATCCAACCAGTCAGGGCAGTGAGATTTGAGGATTCTCCATTAATGACTCCATCTACTATCTGACCTTCTGCTTGGAATGCGGCGTTTTTCTGATCAATAGCATTGATGACCATATCAATGGCATCAACTAATGATCTAAGCGCAGACTGTTCAGCGGTGAGAGCAGAGGTGTCTTCTGGAAATTCAATTTGACCTATGTTGATTTTGAGATTCTTTAATGATTCTTCCATATTTGCTATTGAAGCATTGACAATGGAAAGATCAGCACCTTTGAATAGATTACCAAATACACTTTGAAATCCATCGCTAGTAACCTTGCCAACATCCCTATAGTCCCGCATTATTCTGTCGAACTCATCAAAGAATGACATGTCTTTAAAGTCAATACCGCGAGCAATCTCTTTTAGTGCATTGAATGCCATAGCATAATCATTGATTTGCTCAGTTACACTGCCGACTCCAGTGTTTCCACCATAAATAGCTTGGAACCCTCGTTTTGAAAAATCATAATTATATTCCCTGCCTGCAATTTTCATAAGGGCGCCTTCAATAGTATGCTCTGCCCAGCCGCCCTCACGAATTTCTTTATCTAATTTTTGCCGCAAATTGCTATACAGTGGCTCCAATTGAGATAAAGCAAAAACGCTATTATTCTCGTAGGCATTCTTATATGATTGTGCTGATAAATTGGTTTTGAAATTGAAGTCTATTTTCATGTCACCAATTGATGCGAGAGCAGTTCTGAGTTCACCAAGAACACTTACTAATTCCTCAATTGATTGCATGAATTTTTGAATTGACTCTGTAGATAATTCTATATTGCCGAAACCGCCAATGTTTCCAGATGCATTTCTAGAAACGTCTTCCAACTGTTGAAGCAGTTCATCTTTAATACTTGTCAGTTCTTTTATTTCTGCTATAGCACTTTCATAATCGCTTTTAGCTTTATTGATCTGTTCCTCTAACTCGGAAGACTGAATTTTGAGATTATTAATTAACTCTTCATTCTCGTTGATTTTCCCTTGTTTGATAGAGTTGGAAGAATTGAGTTCTTCTATTTGCTTATCTAATTCCGATTTATTCTTCTCTAATTCTTCTATTTTCTTCTTAGACTCTTTTAGTTCATCGGATGTTTTCAGAAGTGATTCAATTCTTCTTTTATAACTATTAATGTTTTTCTTTGTAGTCTCACCGTAGTGTTCCCATGATTTGATAGACTGCTTATAAAAATCATTATTGTCTTTTGTGACCTGTAATTCATCTTCTAACTCTCTTTGAGCTTCTCGTAATTCTGCGGCTTCTTGTTTTGCTTTTTCTATAGCATTTTTTGCTCCGTCAAGTTCATCACCAAGGCCAATATATCTATCCCATAAATCATTATAATTTTTTTGTAATTCCGAATGCTCTGACCTTGGGACATTATCTTCTGATTGCAATTTCGCCAATGAATCTTCAAGTTCTTTTTTAACATCTTCTAAAGAATTAAAATCACGACATACTTCCAGATATTGCTCTCTTAATTTACTGAGTTCACTATCAAGAGAAACATTTTGCTCGATTAAGCCATCAACCTCGCCATGATAAAAGTCTCTATCTCCAGATAATAATTCATTATCTTCCTCTAAAGATTTTATTCTCTGCTCTAGATCATCTTTTAATGATTCAATCTCTTTAATTTCTTCAATCTTTTTTTCAAGAGAGCTCTTTAAATCATAATTCTCGTCCCATGCCTGATCAGCTGAATCTTCGGCCCAATGTCTCTTATGTGTTTCTTCTTGTAGGTTTTCTTTTGTCGATTCTAATTCTTTTTGTAACTCAGAAGATTTTTGCTTTGCCTCTTTTGCAATTTCAATAGCTCTTTTAAGATATTCAGATCTTTTCTGAAGACGTTCTTCAAGTGTCGCCACCTCATCATCAGATGTACTTCCAACTCCATCGCCTGACCCCGATCCAACAAGACCGGTGGCTGATGAATTGATCTTCGCCATTTCTTCTTGAAGTTGTTGGTTTTCTTTACTGAGCTGCTCATTCTCTTCAATGAGCTGACTGATCCTTTTCTCATTCGCAGCATTCTCATCAAGACGACTCTGATAAGCATGAGCAGCTTCAAGCTTAGTTGAGAAGTATTCGTTTAATTTATTTTGTGTATCAGGATCAAGATCTTTGAAATCAAAATCTACCTTATCTACTGTAACCTTGACGCCTTTCGACGCTTTATCAATTGCACCTTGCACCGCGGATGAATCTATTTCGAGGTTATCAATTATTAAATTGTGCCCTGCAGTTTCGTCCTGTGCTCTTTTTAGTGCGTCATCAATAGTAGATACTATGTCTTGATAATATGCTACTACTGACTGCTGATTGATAATATCTTCTTTTGTGAATATAGACCCAACGTCTTTTAATTTCCTACCATATACATCTTCGACAGCTTCAACCGCGTCAACTACAGATTTACGCAGGTCATTTCCAACATTGCCACCAACCTCATCTATAGTGTTTATTATAGCGCGTATTCTATTTAAGCCATCTTCAATGTAATCAAATTTCTTTAAATCAATATCACCTTCAAACTGTTCATTGACTTTATTTAATTCGTTAACAAGCGTTTTGTCTAGTTTACCAGAAATAGTAAACTCCTGCATGTCACTCAGTTTCCGAAGCTGTGCATCTAGAATAGATTTGTTCAAATCATATTCCATCTTGATTGCAACGGTATAGTCATTATCAGCTATATTGTCAATCATATTCTGGACTGCTTTTACATCTGAGTTATTGTAATCAACTCGCAGCATCAAGGTCCTAGGATCAAAGAAATGATCTATCTTTTTTAAATCTGCGGCAAGACCAGACGTATCCAATCCGGCTTTAATTAAATATTCAGCAACCATTTATATATCCCCCTTAGGCGTATTTACTAAAGAATGTTTTTTCAACATGAGCCTTTGCACGTTCAAATGAATCCCGCATCATTTTGGCAGGTGGGGTAGAATAAGCCACACCACCATGAGATCCCACACCGAACACGCCGGAGAAAATAAGCTCCTTGCTCCAATGACTTTTTGACATAAACCCCTTGAAAATATGTTGTTTATAAGGATCCCCAGGAATAAATTCTGGACCAACCTTAATGCCTCCTTCAAACATATTATCTCCAACAAACCTCACTGCTGGATATCCTTTATAAGAATCAGTGGCAGTATATGTACTAAAAGTTCTTATATAAGAAGTAGGAGAATAGGAGCCATAAAAATCATGTACTGCTTTTTTATAATCATCGGCAAGTATCTTTGTTGCTTCTTTTACAGCTTTATAAGCGTCATGTCTTGCTTCAGCAATTAACGCATCAAGTTGTGGTATCCCCGTTGCTTTGATACTCGGCATTTTTTAAAACCTCCTCTAAGTTAAGAGAATCGATTAATGTAGAAAATGCCGAAAGCTTGCCATCAATGTAATCAATAAGATTTCGTTCTCTGTCAGTGATGTCATTAACAACCATATCAAGAACAGATTTAAATATATCGAAATCATCTTTGATAAATGAAATGACGCAAGAATCTGCGCCACTCTCATTGAGCAAATCAAATCCCTCAGGCACATTCTTATCATCAAATTCAATGTCTGTATAATCCCTAATAATAGTTACAATGAAAAGCATATATCTCATAGGAGTATCAATATAAAACTTTGAAACCCCTTTATTGTCTGTTTGATACATGGATACCAGGGCAATCTTTTTACACTCAGAAATTTTCTGAGCATAATTCACATACGTCCTAACAATATGCTTCTTTACATATTTCTCTTTATCTGTAGCCTTAGTAAACCCATCAACAAATTCCTTAACCTTCATCCGTTTAATCCTCCATTTAGTACAGCGAGACCAATGCAAATTGCGTCTGCGACATCATCGGTCTCAGGCTCTATTCCATATTTCGTTTTTACATATTCCATGCTTGCGGCCTTCAGTTCTTCACGCTTGCGAGCACCTTGTTTGATACCAAGTTTCGCACGCCAGACGCTCGGCTTAATCTCTTCGTAATAGCATTCATGAGATATGCACCATCCGCGCACGATTCCAATAATCTCAGCAAGTTTGCGAACAAGTTCTACATTTCGCCCCTCGCCCTTCGGCTCCTCAATATAAACCATATCAGGCATCCACTCATCTAATAGAGCAATGAGAGACAAACCCATCTGGTTCATCCGGTGATCAATCTGTCTGATACTTGATAAGTCAACAAGCTGATATTTATCAAGAACACCATTTACATATTTTGCCAGTCCTGTCTTCTTGGTTGAGGAGTCGATGCTAACCATCACTGCCATATCATTCACCATCAAGCAGTCTATACTTAATCTCAAGCGGGACGGGCAGGAGAGCAAGGACTTCTTCGCCATCAGCAGAAGACTGGTAATTACTGATCAATTCAATTGCAACCTCAGAACTCTCGGCCTTGAGAGCATCCTTAACATTATCGCAGAAAACATATTTATATTTCATAGTGATGGGATCAATGATCCTGCTCAGAAAACGAATATCTTTTTCAAGAGTTCTCATCACATATTTTTTATCTGTCGCATTCTTTCTATCCATTTCATCCTCCAGATTATTTAAGTTCATGTTTGCACCATAAGTCGTAAAGTGTTGCGGTGTCTGCACGGCTAAAAATATAGACGAGCAAACATTCTTCCGTCTTGTAATCGCGGCTTCCATAAATATCCAAAAGCTCTGCGCCATGATTCATGTATGCTGCCGCCTGCTTGTAGTTTACAATTCTTACAACGTCAGAGGGGCAGTACGTCTTACCTGTGGTCAGGCTTGAAACTTTTTCCTTCATCCTTTTTCTCCTTTGAATTAAAAAAAGGGGGATATAACATATTGCAGTTATATCCCCCTGATATTAATTGAGTTCACTATCAGGTTTCTTTTTTACCTTTGATCTTTTCTTCGGAGCCGCTTTAACTGGCGGCTTATCCTCAGTCATGATTTCATCATATGTCTTTTTGAAATTTGCAGAAAGCGCAGAAGCATCTGAAACAAGTACTTTCAGTTTTTCTGCGGCATCGGCCTTTGAGATTTTATTCTGACGATATTCGCAAAAGACGGCGAAGATATCATGACAATTGTCAGAACAAAACGACATCATCCAACGCGGAAGATTATCGTATTTATGACAGCTTGGGCAGTATTCATATTCTTTACCGTCCATAATGCAGATTCTCATATTCTTCATAAAATCTCCTTTGAGAACGCCCGCAAGTTTTGAGGCTCACGGGCGCTATTATCATTTTAAAGAATCAGATTACTCTTCCTCTTCATCATCAGCGGCAACATAGATCTCATACAGGATCTTCTGAGTAGCGCAGTACACAATGTTCAGCGCACCACTGTAATCTATAGTACCCTCAGTGGAAATATTAATGCTTACCTCAGCAGACGGCTGGAAGTTCGGGGCAACGAAATATGCGGCGCGAACTACATCCGGCTGGCAGGGATCGGCGATTAAAATCTTTAAAGTTAACTTAACACTCTTCGGGAAGGCATCAGCCTTGTTAACAATATAAGCACCGTCCGTTACGGAACGAGTGTACTTAACGATGTAGGACTTAACGCCCTCAGCAGTCGGAGGCGTAAAGGTTGTGCCAGATACAGCGAAGGCGGTAGCAGAAGCGGAATCGCCAACCTGGAATGCAGCACCCATAGAACCGTTGTCACCAACCTCGTTAACTGCGATATCGGAACCATCCCCAGAATATCCAGTCAGTACAGCGGTTTTGCCTGCCTCAACGGTAATGATTCTCGGCATATTGATTGCATTCTCGGCAGAAGCAATCTGTGCAGCAGTACCGCCCATGGAGGCGATAATCGGCAGATTAAGGGTGGAGTTAGTAGCTGTAAGGGTCGGGATTGTTATCATATGGCTTTTTATCCATACTTCTGAATCATTACAATTCAGCCCAGCATATCTATTTATCATAAACCTCTGCGGTTTATTCCACTCGATAGCGATGACTCGTGGGAAGATTATATTCTACAACATCTCAGATGTAGGTTCACTTCCTATGCGTTGTGCGTGTTATATGTATTACCATATAACTTCCGCTCTGATTACCCTTGCAAAGGGCTTTCCAGTTTCTTTCATCACTCATAATCCATGATTTACTTAGTGGATTCATCATGGACGGCATATTCTTTTATTACGCATTTATATCATAAAAGAATGCTACCAGTTTTTCCCCTATAGAAAGTCTTGATTACAGCACCTGTACCATCAACAACATCAGTAGAATCAGCAGTAATATCAATGGTTGCTTCCTGAAGGTTAGTCAGGGTATACAGCAGCTGACCCTGAGAATTCTCAGCAACACCGAGAACTATTCTGTCTACTAAAAGATCTCCCAGTTTAAAAGCCATTGTCTCATTCTCCTTTATAAAATAAAAATGGGAGGGCAATTATGCCCTCCGTGTTACCTGTTATTTAGATTTCTCATGAAATCAAAATTGTCTTTTGGAACTTTGCTCGCATCCATAAATCCAGAATAACTTCCGGACAATAGTGCACGAGTAGATTCATATACTTGTAGCCGTTTAACACTATCCATGAACTCATTGATCTTTACATCTCGCAATTCAGATTTGCGATACTTGAAGCCAGGGTGATTCACACATGCGGAAATCATTGGCTGAAGAACAGATGATGCCCTTGACGGCTCTTTAAGATTCTTGAGAATCTTATTCTTTTCTTCTTCGATCAAAAGTTCTTTTGTTATTTTGCCGTTGGCATATTCTGTTTTAGGAAATATCTGTACCATCTCGCGCATCACATCAACCATAGCGTGATACGTGTGAGCATTTATCTCGACATCATCCTCCTGATTATAGAACGTCACGCATTCTTCAAAACGTTTGAACCTATTTCGCCGCTTCTCGTTCGCCGTAAGTTTAACGCCTTCCGGAGCTGGTTCCGGCGGCTCATGCGCTTTCTCAGTCTCATATAATTGAAACTTCTGAAAGTTCAAATCACCAAAGAAGATAGATGTGCGCTCCGGCGGCAGAATGCTTGTGAGTCTGCAAAACAATTCATAGTCACTGACCTTATTCCAATCTGCGCCGTTCTCCCAAAGTTCCAGTTTTCTAAATGTAGTATTCCCGATGAACACATAAAGTGTGGAGAAAAATTCATTCTCTCCATAATCCATCACATCTTGAATACTTGGTTGATTAATAATAATTTT